AAGTGGTTCTACTGCTATACATGGTGAAGCAGGGGTTACATCAAGTGGTTCAACAGGAGCAACAACTAATCTTCAACAGGGGTTATGTAAACATTGGGTAAGGTTTGACCCATTAAATAGTAATAATCTTGATGATTCATTTAATAATGGCTCTGTTACAGATGGTGGAACAGGAATTTTTACATTTACAAATACTAACAATATGGCAAACGCAAATCATGCACCTTTAATGAGTTCAGAAATACAAAGTTCATATCAAGATGCAGCAGATGCTCTATTAGCTTCAGGACTCGCCACAACTTCAATGAAAGGATATCATGTTGAAAACAATTCGGCTACAGACAATGGTGTTCTTACAATGGCAACATTTGGAGACCTAGCATAAAATGGAAATAGATGCTATGCTATTTTGGAACATTATCTTAACAATGGTTGTTGTTCCATTTGGTTGGGCATTCAACAAGATGTTCCAAGAGGTAAAGAGAATACAAATATTATTAAATAAAACACGTGAAGAGTATGCACGTAAAGATGACGTAAAAGATGATATGCATGACTTAATGGATGCAATCAAAAGACTAGAAGATAAACTAGATAAGATATTAATTGGAGCTAAATAGTGGCAACATTACAAGAATTACCACCTGAAGGACAACAAGTTATAGCCAATTCACTAGGCTTTCAAGGAGACATAAAAGACTTTCCTAAATATTTAATGGCTAATGAAGATATAGCTAATGAATATTCTAGAATGGAAAATGCTTTTCAACGACAACAGAATAGAAATAAAATTGGAATGGCAGAGGGTGGTACTGTTCAGTCACAAGAACAAGAGGGTATAGGAGCATACGTTCCACCACCTCAACAGAATTTTACAACCTTACCTACTGTACAAAATCCGGGTGCTATATTTCAACCTGATGCTACTATAGGTGATGTGTCTTCACAAATGGCTCTTAATCCTCAATTACCTATGGGGTCACAGATACAAACTGTAGGAGTATCTCCAACTGCACAACAAGATATAACTCAAGGAACAGGTAGTCTACAGGGAAGTGTGGCTTTACCTACTGCACAAGCAGGAACTGCAACTACTCAACAACAGACTAAAACTCAAGCACAACAACTACAAGCACAAGCAGTAACTCCACAAGTTAGAGAAGCATTACAAACTATACAGGGTGCTCAAGGTCAACTATCTCAAGGTGCTCAAGTACAGGCACAACAACAAGCAGGAACATCTATAGCTAATTTAACTGCTGCTCAAGGCACTGCTACTAAGATGACTAACCCTGTGCAAAGAGAGATACAAGCAGGTGAGTTAGTATCTACAACTGCTAATGCAGAAAAAGCAAAAGCATTCACTGAACAAGTACAGGCAGCTACTGCATCTCCTAGTGACAAAGCGACTGTAGCAGGACAACTTGCTACACTTACTGCAAACTTTGATGCCACTAACCCACCTTCATGGGCAGCAGGAGCAATCAGAGGTGTTCAAGCAGTCATGCAACAGAGAGGTTTAGGTGCTTCTAGTATAGCAGGTCAAGCATTAATTCAAGCTGCAATGGAATCTGCTCTGCCTATAGCTCAAGCAGACGCAAGAACTATTGCTACATTTGAAACACAAAACTTATCTAACAGACAACAAAGAGCAATGTTAGCTGCTCAACAAAGAGCTAATTTTATAGGTTTAGAATTTGACCAAGCATTTCAAGCTAACGTTCAAAATGCTGCGAAGATATCAGATATAGCAAACAGAAACTTTACTGCAGAACAACAAGTAGCTTTAGAAAACTCTCGTGCTGCTCAAACTATGAACTTAAATAATCTATCCAATAGACAAGCATTAACAATGGCAGAGGCATCTGCATTAGCAAGTATGGATAGTGCTAATTTAAATGCAAGACAACAGTCTGCAGTACAGAATGCACAATCATTTCTACAAATGGATATGGCTAATCTTTCTAATACACAACAAGCAGATATGTTTGGAGCACAACAACAAATACAATCTTTATTTACAGACCAAGCTGCCCAAAATGCAGCAAGACAATTTAATGCTACATCACAGAATCAGGTTGACCAATTTTTTGCATCACTAGGACAACAAGCTAATCAGTTTAATGCAACACAGATGAATGCTCAAGAGCAGTTTAATGCAGGTCAAGCTAATACTATTGAAAGATTTAATGCAGAGATTAATAATCAACGTGACCAATTTAACGCACAGAATCAATTAGTAATTGCACAGGCTAATGCAAATTGGAGAAGACAGTTAGCCACTGCAGATACTGCTGCAATTAATAGAGCTAATGAATTAAATGCTCAAAATATTTTAGGTATAAGTAATCAAGCCTACAACAATTTATGGCAATATTATGGAGATACTATGGAGTGGGCATGGACTTCTGCAGAGAATGAAAGAAGTCGTGTTATTGAACTTGCAATAGCACAGTTACAAGCCGATAATAAAACTAATATACAAGAAATGAAGAATGATTATAATTCATCTTCTGCTTTTGGTAGTTTAATTGGTAAGTTTGTAACAGGTTCAATGTTTGGTGGTGGAGGAATGTTCGGATAATGGAAACAAACCCGTCTTTAGATATTTATAAAAAGTTAAGTAAGATGAAAGTAGAGCCTGTGAAAGAGTCTAAAGGTGGTCTGCTATCAAAGACAATGTCTACAAAGGCTAGAAAGTATAAGCCTAATGTAGATGTAACTATGCGTGTTGCAAGATATATACAAGATATTAAGGATTATAATAATGCGTGATGTAGACCAAGTATCATTAAGTAGACCTATTCCGGGTCAGTCTCTTACACATGAATTAAGAGCTAGACCTTGGCAGAACCCACCACAGTTTAATACTGTAGAGGAATCTATGGATTGGTATTTAGAAAGATTTGATAACCCTGAGATAGTGCAAGAGTTACTATCTATTATGGAAATGGGTATACCTTTATCCACAATAGCTAATTCCATGCAACTTGGTGCAGTATTACAAGGGATACATAACATAGATGTAGGTGTATTAATTATGCCTATATTGATAGAGATTATGAAAACACTTGCAGAAAAAACAGATACTAATTATGTCATGGGTGATGAGCCTGAAGAATCAGATAGACCATCTGATGCAGTGTTAGAGTCTGCATTAAGTAAAATAAAAGGTATAACTGTTGAGGATATGCCTGAAGAAGAAGATATGGAAGAAGAAACAGATGAAGAGCCTATGGGTCTTATGGCGAGGAGAGCATAATGGGATTTAACTTTGGTGCATTTTTAGGTGGTGCTGCTTCGCAGATAGTAGAGGATATTGATGAGCAAGAAAAAGAAGTAAAGCTCCGTACTAGAACTATACTTGATAGACAAGTAGCAGAGGCTGCAGAAAATAGAAAGAAGTTTCAAGACGATAAAGAAAAAGTAGAAAAGCAGATAATGGCAATGGCACAGTTATTTGGTGAAGATGATAAGTTTAGATTTAATAAAGCTAGAGCTATTGTTGCAGGTGGAGATGAGCATTATAATACTATGTATAAAGAACTATCTACACACAAAAAACTTGGTGGTGATATGAATGTAGCATATGACTATGTTGGAGCAAAGGAGGAGCAAGGCTTTGAAGGTGTGGCAGATGCAGCTAAAGGATTAGTTAAGTTAAGAACTATAGAAGCACCACAGTTTACAGAGAGTGTAAGAAGTGATGGTGCTAGGTTGTTCGGTATAGATGCAAAGAGTATGTATGAGAAAGCTAGGTCACAATATGAACAGGCAGGACTGTTACCTAACTCAAAAGAACAGTTCCAAGATTCTGTGCAAAAGTATGGTACAGGAACTATAAACTTTCAAAACTTGAAAAAAGATAAAGAGAGTATAGATAAAATGTATGCGAACAATATGCAATCTATACTTGAATTAAACCCTGATGACCCTAAGTATAAAGAAAAGAGAGCTAAGTTAGAAGCTGAACAAGAAAAGATACTAAAAGGTGTAGCTAAAATGAACACTGTTAGTGCTTCTGTAATAGCTACAAAACTAAGAGAAGAGGGTGGAGAGGGTAAAACAACTAGCCAACACGCAAACTTATATTCTAAGGCTTTATCAGAATTTAAACAAGGATTAGGTTATAGTAAAACTGATAAAACAATAATTAATGAAGATGGTAAAGAACTTTATAATGAAGAGGCTACAGAATATTTTAACTCTAAAATAAAGGAGTGGAAACAAAACTATGTTAAAGGTATGGTTGATGGTAAGGGTGACTTGATAGATGATACCTCTGATACTAAATCATTTTTAGATGCTTTTGGATTAACTCAATATGTAGGTGTTAAACCTGAAGAAGAAGGCACTAAAAAACCTGCAGGAAAGAAAGCTCAAATAAATAGTATTGTTGAGGGAAGTCCTGAAGTAACCATAGATGTGGTAAAACAAATAAGAGGTGTGTACCCCACTATATCACAGAAAGATTTATTTAGATTAATATCTATTAAGTATCCTAGAAAAGAAGCAGAAAGTCAGGATGCTTATCTAAATAGAATTGGTGGTATAGTAAGAGATGTATTTGCTGAAGAGAACAAAAATAAAATAGATGATACTAAACTAGATGAGTTCTTTAAGGTTAAGAAAAAAGAAAAAGGAACAGAGAAGCCTACTGTAGTAAATAATAAAGGCGAAGAGATAACAAACCCCAACTTTAAATATTCAGGTGCTATGTAAGTAGGAAAAGCTAATGCAACAGTTAGATAAAGATTTATCCTTCTTAGACAAGTATGAAGAAGAAGAAGAGACAACTACTACTCCTGTAGTTCAGGAAGATAGTTTATCCTTCTTAGATAAATATGAAAAAGAAGAAGAAGAATCTACCTACGAATTAAACCCAGAATACGCAGAAGAAACAAAAGTAGATAGAGTAAAAACTCTAGATGAGTTCTCTAAAGATGAGAACTTCTTATCCACACTACGTTCATATGCCAAGAAAAGATTTGGTGACTCAGGTCTTCAAGAAGAAGGCGAGAGTAATAAAGACTATGTGCGTAGATTTCTCACACATTACAGACAATTTAATTCTAATACATTAGACTTGGCTAGTCAGGTTGACTACATTCGTGGTGCAAACGACCAAGACAAAGCAGAGTTTGGTGCATTATATAGAGATATACAAAGACTTCCTAACTTCTATGAAGAAGGTGGTGACAGAAGTCTTGGTGCTTTTGCAGATTATGCATTCTCTTTCTTTGCTGACCCTCTTGTACTCTTTGGTTTTGGTGCAGGTAAAGCTGCCACAACAGGTGCAAGAAAAGCTGCCGAGCAACTATTTTTAGATGTTGGTAAAAAGGGTGCTATGAGAGAAGCAAGTAAACTAGGGTTTAAATCTATAAGAAAACCACTTGCTATAGAAGCAGGTATAGAGGGTCTACGTGCAGGATATGAAACTCAAGCAGAGTCGGAGATTGAAGAAGCAGCAGAAATGAGAGAAGGAGATGCTACTGTTGGTGAGATAGTATTTGGTGCTACTTTAGGTGCAGGTATTGTTACTGGTCTAGGTTTACCTTTCGCAGGTAAGTTAGGAAAGAGTGCTGTAAAAAAAGTTATTGATGAGGATGCTAAAAATATAATAAAAGGAATAGAAAAATCAGAGGCAGGTAAACCTGTATTTGCAGGTAAGTTCAGTGTTAATGCTGATGATATATCTTTTGACCCTGTAGAAGGTAGAACTATATTGGATAGTATAGACCCTAATTTAGACTTATCTAATCTAGATTTGTTGGATAAAAAAGCTAAGAAAGATATAATTCATAGAGTTGGTAAGTTTGCTACAGAAGTTGTAGAAGACATGATGAAAGACCCCAAGGGTAGATTTGATGACTTCTTATCAGAGTACAGGTCAGGGGAAAAGACTGCATCAGAAGCCATAGGAAATATATTAAATAGACTAGAAGATTTCAAAGACATAGATGCAGATATTTTAGATGGTGCTATAGCAAGAGCAGGTTTATCTCAAGAGCAGTTTGCTAAGATTACCTTCACCTCTTTCAGTGAGGCAGGTAGTATATTAAGTGCTGCTAGTCCTATAGGTAAGTTGATAAAAGGATATAAAGAGGCAGACCCTGAAATAAAAAAGTTATATGAAAATACTTTTGGTAAAGAAGGAGACTCTTATACAGGTAAGTTTGGAGAAGTTATGCATCGTCTTGATAGAGAAAGACGAGCACTCATGGTTACACAGGTATCTACCACTGTTCGTAACGTAGCTACAGGTGTGGTAAGACTAGGTTTTGATACAGGTTATAACATAATGGAGTCAACTTTGTATCATGCAGGTAGAGCTTTTGATTCTTTAATTAGTGGAAGAGCTGCACAAGATATAGAGTCAGGTAAATTTACTCAAGGTTTAAGAAATATAGCAAGAGATAGCTTTGGCTTACTATCTTTTACGTTAGATAGATTTGACCAAACAGGAGACCTAGTTCAAGGTATGCTACAATACAATCCCCAACTTTTAAAAGTTTTAAATAGAACAACAGGTGAAGTATCAGGAACTGAAACATTATCTAAATTTACTATGGGTATGAACAAACTTAACATAATGCAAGATACATTTTTTAGAAAAGGTGTATTCACTGCATCAGTAGATAAAAAATTAAGAAGAATGGGTTTGAGTCTACAAGAGGTATTAGAAAAGAATATGGTGTTACCAACTAAACTTTTGAGTGATGCAGTAGAAGACTCAGTAGCATTTACATTCTCTCGTATGCCTAAAGAAAACTCTAAAAAATATGTAGGTGATAGTTTAGCTCATACCTTTATAAAATTTAATGAGAAGTTAGGACCTTTGCCCGGACTTGTTGGTGTACCTGTAGGAACAGGTGCATTTCCTTTTGCTAGATTTATGGCAAATGCTATGCAGTTTCAATTTCAATACAGTCCTCTTAGCTTCGTAGGAGCTACATTTAATAGTGCAGGTGGTGCGTTAAAATATATGAAAGCTGCTATGGGAGACATGACTGATGCTCAAAGAAAGCAATTACTACAAGGTGGTAAGGCGAATATAGACAAGGCAAGAGAACAATTTGCTAAAGGTTTAGTTGGTTATGGTGCTTTGATGACAGCTATAAATCACAGAGCTAACAATCAAGATGTTAGATGGTATGAGGGTAAGACTGAAGATGGTAGAACAACAGACCTAAGACCTTTCTTTCCACTTGCTCCGTATTTAGTTGTAGCTGATTTGATTGTTAAGTGGGATAATAATGAACTAGATAAGATAGATGCTAAGAAAGTATTAGAAGGATTAACAGGCACTCAATTTAGAACAGGTGCAAGTTCGTATATGATAGACTCATTCTTTAGAAATCTAAGAAGTCCTTCAGGACTAACTGATATATCAGGTGAAAAGTTAGCAGAGTATGTTGGTGGATACGTAGGGGAACTCGTAGGTGGTGCATTAACTCCGGGTAGAGTCGTAAGAGATGTCGTAGCTGCCTTTGATGAAGAAGAAGCAAGACTAAAAGACTTTAATAAGATTGAAGGCACAGGAGCAGACGAGAGAGGTTTAAGTAAATTTACTAACACTATAGCACGTAACTTACCTTTTATGTCTAAGTATGGTGGTTATGATGAGTTACAGAGTCCTACTAGAGAGAGTGATATAATAAGACAAGACCCCATAGGAACGCAGTTGACAGGTATACGAAAAGAGCAGAGAAGAAGTCCTATAGAAGAAGAGTTAGTAAACTTAGGTCTTGAAAACTATATGATAGTTCCTTCATCAGGAGATAAAGAGGCTGATTTCTTTGTTAAGAAATATATGGGTAAGTATGTACAGGATGAAGTATCTAAATTAATAGAGACAGATAGATATAAGAATGCTAGTGATATAAAGAAAAGAGTTATGATGAAGAAAAGACTCGCTAGATTCAGAAAGATATCTAAAAGGATAGGTGAGGTAGAGGCTAGAAAAGAGGCAAAAGAAGAGGGTAAAGCATTCACTGCATTTGATAGAGCACAATTTCTACGAATAGGTAATGAGAAACGTAAACTAGCAGATGAATACTACCTAGAAAGGTATGGTATGACTGTCATGGAAATGCAAGAAGCAGAGCCTGATGTAAATCATTTAAGAAGAGGTAAAAGAATGGGTCAGATACTCTCTAGGAGAGGCTAATAATTTAAGTTAAAACAAATAAATATCTCATGATACCCATAGCGAGTGCAACACTAGCTACCCCATTAAGCATTAACAATGCTCTATCATGCCAAAGATAAGCCATAGCTGATAACATTCCTGTGCCTATAAATGATGCACACAAATCATAGAAAGGGAATATCCCTACTGCTCTACAGGTTATACCTGACATAATAAATAAAGACCCTACCCATTTAAGATACCATGATAAGTCATGAACAGGTGTAACTTTATTAACGAGTGTCTCCTGACCCTTGTAACTTTCCTCTTTGCTTTCTTCCATATAACTTCTCTAAATTATTCTCCATTATTTTACCAAGACTTACATCCATTTCTGATGCTAACATAGCACAATACCACAACACATCTCCTACTTCAGATGCTACATCATGGTCTGTGCCATCTCTTATCTTCTTCTTAACTTTACCTGCAACCTCTCCTGCCTCACTTACAAGACCTAATGCAAGGTATGCTAATGCATCTTTCTTTGGATAGATTGCAGTAGACTTTGCACCTTCTTGATACTTCTCTGCAGTTATGGTGCTTTTATTTTTAGTTTGCATAAACTTCTTTGCTTCTTGTTCTAGATTCATTTTGCTTTACTTTCTCTAACTGTCTGTAATATGCAAAGTTATAACCTCTTTGCCACTCTCTATGTTGCATAGTGTTAGAGTGATAGGGGTTTTCTGTTGCTATAACCTTTACTCCTTTAACACTTTTAATATATTGTTTACCTCTAAACGCATTCAGTCCTCTTTCAAACTGAATACGTAAAGGTGCATCATATTTACTTAGATTCGGATTTCTTTTTCTCTTTTTCATCTTCTTGTTTCCTTTCAAAATACTTTAGTATCATGTTAAGTTTATCGTCTGCTACTGATACCTTTTCTAACTCTGCATCAATAGCCTGTTGTATATCTTGGTGTTCTCCTATACCCACAGACCTTGTAAGTAATATCTCAACATTAGATATGTGCTTATTTATCATGCCTACATAGTAGGACTTGGATGCTGCTAATAACATTTCTCTCATATTTACTCTCCTTTAAATGTTTTGATTACGTCAGATGAAAATAACTTATCTAGTTTTAACAGATACATTCTAGATGCATTGTGGTCTCCACCTGATACACTACGTTTATAATCTAGTTTATTAATTAGTTTCTTTAGATTATCTACTTTAAACACAAGAGTACAGAACGTATCATCTCCAATACATAGATTATGAAACCAATAGTCTGCTTCCGTACTACTGATGCCACTTGGTTTACCATAACATTCGTACTCAATCGCAATATTGCCTGTCTTCTGCCATTTATCTCTTTCACTTTTTACCTCTATCTTTTTATCTTGTAACATATCTGCTACAAGTTTCTCTCTAACTTGACCATACTCTAGGTCAATATCAAATTTCTTTCTGTTTTCTACGGATGGTGATAACATATTTAATCTCCTTTATAATTGTAATTAAAGTTAAGAGAGCAATACAATAAAAGTATTCTTCAATCATGCTACCCTCAAGTGCCTTGCTACCCACGATACCTGCAAACACTAACGTAAGCAGGTAAGCTAGGATAGGAATTAAGACTATAGCATTAACTAGCCTCAATGTCAACGATTTCACATACACCTGCAGTACAGGCAAGTTCTTTACTTCCACTTGTCGTGTCTTCCTTTTCAAAGTCTTGTAACCCACTCCAATTTATAGCAGGTGGCATAGCCTTTGTCAAGACATTATATTCTTCTTCTGTAATATCTTGATAAGGTGCTTGTTTATAAGTGTGCTCACTAAAAGGTAGGAAGGATATACCTGATACTTCGTCAAAGTTTTTATATACCCATGCACCCACTTCCATCCACTCGTGTTCTTTTACAGATATAGTTACAGATGGTTTATGTTCACACCAATGTCTTTGAAAGATTAACCAATAGTCTAACTGTTCTATTGCAGTCATTTGTGTTCTAGTAATAGCACCAACAGGAGACTTCATAGGAAAGCTAAACACAGTTGTGCTATCAGGCTTCATAACATCAGGCTCTGCAGGAATACCTGCATCTTTCATAAACTGTGTGAGTGGGTCTTTATTATCTCCACGCACAGTTCTAACATAGAAATCATTATGTCTTGCGTGAATACCACTAGCACTATCTACTAACTGTGATACAGTTCCTGATGGTTTGATACAAGTTATCGCAGTAGATTGAGGTATACCTAAATCTTTAGCAATCTTCTTGTTAGTTTCAATGGCTACTTCTTTTAGTTCTAACAACATTCTTTGTAAGACTTCTTTGTTGCCATTATTTAATAGATAACAATCTAATATACCTGTAAGAGATACACCTAACAATCTTTCTTCTTCCGTATTATCTTTCCATATTTTGCGTAAGTATTTAAAATTAGTAAGAGTAGATTGAAATGTACCAAGTATTGTGGATAGTCTAACCTTTTCTTTTAGAATATCTAAATGGTCTGCTTCTCTACACACAACTTCAGTCAGATTACAGAACTGATAAGGTCTTAATATAATTTCACTACATGGATTACATCCAAAGAAATGATTAGGGTCTCGTCTACCATTCTCTTCTACTTTCTTTTTAGCAGACTTGCGATTAAAGATACCTCGTTCTCCTGATTTAGATTCATATAGTGCAGTCCACTCTCTCATAAATGTTCCCATATCAGGTTTGCCTTTAAATGCTACAGAGTTATTAGCCAATGCTCTTTGCCCTTCATTCTCCCACCATTGACCTGACTTTGCGTGTCGCATCAAGTCATCTCCAAGATTAGATAATGATATGAGAGCAGAACGTCTAACACCACCGACAACAACCACCTCTCCTATTTTACACATAATGTCATGGCACTCAATAGGAAATAGTCTTCTATTCTTTGCACCTTTAAACTTCTCTACACAAAATTCAAACAGTTCTTCTAATGGAGCAGGACCACTTGCTCTACCACCAAACGTTTTGAGTCTAGCACCTGCAGGTCTTACCTGTGAAGTATCCCATTTGGGTATCTGACCTACATATAACATAGCTATTAACTCACGTAAGGCTCTACACCACCCTGTTCTACTGTCTGCAACAGTTATTACTGTAGTGCTTTTTTCAAAGTGTTCATTAACCATAGGTAATTTATCTACATTTTCTCTTTCAACAGAGAATCCTACACCTGTACCATTCATAAGTATATACATACACTCATCAAAAGAACGAGGACTATCTACAGGTATATAACTACAATTATATCCTGCTACATGGCATCTATCTAATGCTACACCTGATGTCATCAATGCTCTCATACTAGGCATGATGCCTAAAGATAATATACCATCCGATAATTTTTCTCTCAATGCCTTCGTTAAGGTATAGTTGTGCTTACCTTTTAGGTGGTTTTCCATATAGTCAAAGTATCTGTCCACAGTCTCTGACCAAGTTTCTCTACGTTCTTCATCATCTTTCCATCTAGCATATCTAGAAAGAGCAATAAAGTTTTGATAATCTGTTGGTAAATAGTTTTGCATTTATATCTCCTCTGTAACTACTTTCATGTTTTTAATTTTCACTCCTTCTATTTCGTGAAAAGTCTCATTGATGTACTCTTCCATCTCTTCGTCTACTCTACCATCTGCAGGTATAGGATACTCCTCTGCATCCACCTGCAGTGTAATCATTATTTTAACCTTCATTTTTCTCTAACACATCTATTAACTCTGATAGATACCATTGTGCCTTCTTTAAATCTTCAACACCATTTTTATATCTATATCTCCATAGATATTTCATAATGTTACCTTGTAAATAATATTCAAATCCATCATCTGTCATGGCTTTAATAGCCTCAATGGTTTCTATACCTGACTTATTATAATGTGGTGGATGATTAACCATATCATCTTTACCTTTGCCTGTTAAATATTTAGGAGCTTTCTCATCTCCCTTTCTTTCTATTTCTTTAGAAAGCTGTTTAATCTTATTTCTTATCATATCTCTGTACCTCATTAATGTTTTGTTTCTGGTTTAAAGTTAACACGGATTACATTATCATTAATCCTCTCTCGTGTCAATTTATTGTCCTGTAATATTTCATTTACAGGTAAATATTTATTTGCTATTTGTTCTGTGGCATCTCTAAACATTTTATTCTCTTCCATTAAAGGAACAGATGCACATATCTGTCTAGTAAAATTAACCATGCCTTCAAAGTCATCATCACTTAAAGGATTTTTATCATCCATTGCAATGCGAAGTGACACTTGTCCATCCCAATTCTTTTCTTTATCTAAATGTGGTGTAACCACTATTACAAAATCATAGCAAGTTACTTTATTATCTTTACTCATTTTTTATCTCCTTACTTTTTTATTTGGGAACACAATAAAACTTGGATGTTTATTCTTTCCCTTTTCTTTTAACCATTCTTCAGGTATAATTCTATCGTGGAATTTAAATTTATGTTTAATACACCACTCTGCATATGTTGATTTAGCTCCCTTACTTAATTTTCTTTTGCTATTCTCAAACACAAATCGGATGTCTAATTGAGGATGTTGTTTCTTTATAGCTAAATGTTTTCTTCTATCATTAGCAAGAAACCTACCTTTAGTTTCTATTATTAAACCATTGTTAAGCACAAAGTCAGGGGTATAGGTGCGATAACATAAGTCTTCCCATTGTATCTTGATACATTCATAGCCAAACTTACACTTCAGTTCTTTTAAGTAGTCTGAGATTTTATGCTCAAGACCACTCCTATACCCATGCTTTATTGCAATCCTGCGTACAGAATAGGGAGACACTAGAGTAATCTTCTCCACCCTGAAAAAGGACTCCACTCATATTCAGAACTATTATAGTTATAGCCAAGTGCTTTCATCTCTTCTCTTACTGCTTCGTCTGCTAACTTTTTAGCTTCCATTGCTTCACGTAAACCTTTGGTTTTCATTTCACGAAGAGTCTTTTTAGCTTCTGCTAGTTCTTTCTCCATAGTAGAGATATCATTTTGCAGGTCTTCTATTTTTTTATCTGTCATTATTTTATACTCCATATTTTATTTGCCTCTTCTTTCATGCCTGACCAAAACCAAGAGTCAAGGTTAGGATATACAAGAGAGGCTAACTCATGCTTATCATCACTGATAGACAAAAACTTCTGTATAGATAGTGCTACTTTATGTAGTTGTTTTTTATAAGAAGTCAAGTTCTTTAGTGTAAATTTTTTATGTTCCTTTGGTGTTGCAAAGAATAAGTCTACACTATTATTAGGATATGCCATAGAATATAAAGCCATCTGTCTTTTCTGTGCTTCAGTAGGTCTTGTTGGCATCCTTGTGGTTGTCTTCAGGTCTACTATCTTATCTTTAAACCTGAAGTCTATATATCCCATGATAGGCACAGGCATATCTTCCACAGGAACTTCAACCTTTTCTTGATACGAAACAAGATTCTTATAGTTGAAGTTCTCATCAATAATAGTACCAAAATCTTTAAGTAATTTCTTTTCCCTTGCAGTTTTTATATCTCCCAAGTCAACTCCTGACTCGGCACAAAGAGACATAAACTTTACATCTAAAAGATTAAAGTCAAATGCACCTTTCTCATACTTGTCTGCCAAAACAAATTCTTGTGCAATACCCCTTACTGCACTAGCACCACTTGGTGACCTAGCACCAAACAGATACCTTGCCACCCACAATGACGTATCATTGATGTATGTATTAATACTACTAGGTGACAAGTAGTTTATACCATGTGCTTTAAAGGGGTTATTGCTACGCATTAAGACTTATCCACGTCAACAAAGTCACTATCATCTTCTATAATATTAGAGACTGCAGTAGCCATATCTTCATCTACTGCGTTAGATGATGCTTCAACATTCCACTCTGATACTATATATTGATTATAGTTCTCTATCCAAGAGAGAAAGTCTGCAAACATAGTTTGGTCTGTATCCGACAGAGTAACTTTCTCTGAAAGATTCAAAGTGCTAACAGGTAAATAGAACACACTACCATTAGGTAGTTTTCTTTCCTCTGTAGCAAGAGCAATAGTATGTTGCACAGGTAAGCACTTCATCTTTGCCAACTTGGTAAAGTTAGCACCGACAGTTTTAAAGGCATCCCTATTATCTATCTCCCAAATGAAAGGTGTAGTTTCAAACTTAACTTCTTTTCCATTTGCATTCGTAGCATCATGTAAATCTACTAATCCGAATACTACACGCACTCTCTTAATCTGCTTGATTAACTCTTTAGTTTTTTCAGGCAGAGCATCAAAGTCTTGAATCCACCCTGCAGGTTTACCACAGTTAAACCCACCTTGATTATCTTTAAGGTCTTTATTAAGAGTATCAGACATGACTGTCTTATGATAGATACCCAAAGGTTCTCCTGCTTTAGCAGAGTTATTCTTAACAAACCTTTTATACATATATCTCTGCATGAAAGGTCTGATAGTGGCAGTCTTACCATATAAAGTTTCCCCATCAGGAATCTCTAATTTATAAGTGCCACCTTTGACTAGAACTTCATCGCCACCTATTATAGGTGTGTGATGTATTCTAAATCTAGGTAGTTGTTGAGCCTTCTTCTCATTAGAATTAGACTCTGTAGCTATACCCATAGCCTTTGCCATAGATTCATAATTATTAGTGTCTATGGTCACTAGGTTAGTTTGGTTCATAGTTTTTCTCCTTTCCAAAATTAAAACGTTTCATAGTTATATCAGTTAATATCTTTAGTGTCAAGCCAATTATTACCTATTTTTGCTTCTAATAATAAAGGCACATTAAAATCAATATTGAACTGTCTTTCAACAATATTCTTTAGTTGTCTATTAACTTCAGACAACAACCATATGACTTGTTTTTCCTCATGAGGATGTATATCAATTACAATACTGTCATGCACAGTATTTACTATACATGATTTATAGTCTTTCAATACACCCTCTATGTGTACTAATACAAGAGGCACTATATCTGCAGTAGCAAAACTCTGCACAGGATAATTCTTTATCTGTGTAAAGTGTGATACAGAGCCATTCATTCTTCTCTCTACATCAGGAAAACTAAATTGTCTTCCTGATGGTGTGGTAATACTACGTTTTTCTATAGCCTCTTGAGCCAATCGGGAATGCCATATGGCGATTTCCTTGTATTTCTTTGTGAATTGTTGGTAGTATTTTGCTTCTGCTTGTGTCCTTCCGAATCCTGTTGCTCCATAGAGAGGTGCGAAGGTGTGTGCTTTCGCTTCCTGCCTAGTAGTTCGCTGACCTGATTGCGTAATGACGTTAGCAGTGTACGCATGAACATCAAATCCATCTTCAATCTCCTTCATTGCTACTTTATCTTGTGATAAATAGGCTGCAGTTCTAAACTCTAACTGTGCAAAGTCTGCCTCTAGAATCTTGCCACCTTTCCAACGTGAAACAAATACCTTTTTTACAGGAAATGTGCCACCTCTAGGCATATTCTGCATATTAGGGTCTGCTCCACTAAACCTGCCTGTAGCAGTTCTATGTTGTAGTAATCTAACATGAAGCATACCATCAGACTTCACGTGTGACTTGATACCTTCTACGAAGGAAGATAGGTATGTGTCTAATGCAGATAATCTTTTTAAGTCTGTTAAAAAATTACTTGCACTAGTCATGTTAGCACGATTTGCTATACCTTGTAGTATATCCAAATTACTTTTTGATACACCGAAGCCATTGGCACTAATCCATTTAGCATTGGGTGCATTAAATTTTAATCCTGCGACAATTCTATCATTATGAAAATGATAACCAAGACCATTACAACTAGGGTCTTTATTGGCAATAGAGTAAAGAGTTCCATCTTTTTTTACCTTTCTTATTTTACCTGTGCCATTACAAACATTACAGGTGATTGCTTTAGTTTTATATACGAGTTCAGAGTTATTACTCACTGCATATTTATAATCATCTTTACTCATATGAGGAGTAAACTCATTTGTCCACATGGCTTTGTCTTTAGGTTTTCTACTATAGATTACCCAAGACATTTGTTCAGGACTGTTGAGATTAATAGGGGTATCCCCCATAAGTTCTCTAACTTGAGTAGTTAGTCTACCTTCTATCTCTTGCTTTTCTTTTTCAAACTCTAGTCTTACAGACTCTAACATATCTTGGTCTACCTTAAAGCCATTCCTATGTATTCTAGCTAAAGTCATAGATACCTTATTAGTGAGTATAACTGTATCCATCAAAGATGTATTTGTAAGACGAGCATATTGATTAGCACACAACTCTTGTGTTGCTTTTAAATCTGCAGATAAATACTCTGCTAACTCTTGTCTTGGTATCTCATCAACACCCATACCCTTTGCAAAATATTCCTTTAGGGTATCTTGTTTTTTGGTATCTAGGTTGTGCCTCTCTGCACAAGCCTCAAGAGATAAGGGTTCTTTGATTCCCTTTTGCAGTATATACTCTGCTAACATAGTATCAAAGATAACCCCATCATATTTAAAGCCACACTCCCATAACCACATTAAATCGTAAGCTATGTTGTGTCCTATTAAAACTGTGGCACTATCTAATAACTCCTGAATACCTATGACTCCGTCATCCATGTCATATAAATATTCATTACCATTATCATCTCTTATACCTACCATAACTAATTTATTAGTAGGTTCATATGGGTCTAGGTAGGTTCTACCATCCCTTTTTGTTACTGTATTTTCTACATCAATCGTTAACTTCATGCACTATACCTCGCTGTGTGTGGGTTAATATTACAATTAATCATACCATGCCAACCTGTAATCTTGTTCTTAACAACATTCAAATGTCGCATAGTAGATTCTTCATCTATGCCTTCAACATTGGCAGGTTGTCCTATGAGTATCATAAGGTCTGCCTCTGCTGCTTTACCTGTTCGTGAGCCTTCCATCATTGCCTGATTAAGCCTCTGCCTACCCTCTGCTTCTGCATTAAGTTGTGACATATAAAATATAACACAATCATATTGCTTTGCAATCTGTCTTGCATATATTGCATTTGCCTTGAGTGCTTCATCAGGTCTTGCATAACCTGACATACGTGCAAACTTATCACCCATGTCAATCACTACAACATCAGGCTTGTAACTCTTACACATACTCTCTACCCATGACATATCCTCTCCTGTCACATCTTTAATCTTTAGATTAGGGGATACCATTTTATACCTATCTCTTGCTTGAGAAGGATTATCTTTTATCTGATACTTATCCATGTTGGATGAAGCAGTTAAATATCTAAACCCAACTCTGTCATAAGACTCTTCGTTACATAAGACAACACACTTTGCACCTTGTCTAGCAAAGCCACCCTCTCCTACAATCATAGAAGCATGGAAAGATGTCTTTCCTGTGTTAGGTCTAGCACCTATCTCTACAAGAAATCCACCATTAACACCCTCTACTTTTCTAGCAAGGGCAGGTAAATTAAACGACCACCTAGTTTGTTGGCTTTGCTTTGCCATAAGAGTATCAAATGATATATCATCCCAATCAATTTTCATTTCAGGTGTGAAGTCATCATTATATTTGTCTAACAAATCACGCAATGGTTTCATACTAGTCTGTGTGCCATTGACAAAATCAAATCCTAGATTTGCTACATCTTCTCCTATAACCTGTTGAAATAATTTGGATAACACATCTTGTGCTACATCATTTCCCATAGGGGTTTGTCTTTTAATATCGTTAAACAATGCAGAATATCCCTGCTTCTGTGCAGTAGTCATGGCAGGATTGCCTGACAAGAATAGAGCTTCTACCTCATCAGGTGTAATATTCCTGTCATATTTTCTCATTGCCTTATCTATAGTATGCTTGATAGTTCTAGCATCTTTGCTAAACAATCTATCAGGACATCTTGCACCTCTATGGTCTTCATAGAAGTCTTTATTCATTAAGCTACGTAGTAGTGATAGTTCCATGTTGGTTCTCCTTTGGGGTTAGTTTGTGTAAATTATTTATATCTATTTCCATTCCATACTTTAAATCATCTTTCAATTTTAATACTCTTACGTCATTGACGTATCCTCTTAACTCTTTTGCAAAGGCTAGTGTCTTGGGCATTGCATCAGGGTCTAGAGCTATTATAGCAGTTGAGAACTGTGATAGGTATCTCTTGTGTGATTCGCTTAATGACGTGCCCAACACAGCTACCCCTACATACACATCATTGCCTACAACAGACGCACTCACACAATCCTCAACAACTACTGCCACTCTACCATGTCCATAAGTAAAAGGCAAGTCACTTTTTCCATATCTTTTCCATTTAGGTAATCTAAATCCTAAAGAACGACCAACTGCATCAACAATCAATCCTTCTTTCTTGATAGGAAATACGACTCTCTTTTCCTTTACGTCATAGTAGAGTGGTATTCTCCTGTAATCTAATCCATAATCATATGCAAATCTTTTAACCTCAACTCTATCTGTATGATAGACAACCTGTTCAGGCATACTAAAATCATCTTGCATTTTCTTTGCAGATTCAAATACAGAATTTTTTATATCCTCTACAGATAAATTAATCTTCTTTGTGCCTGAAATAGGACACGAAGATTTGTAGCAGTTCCAAAGTAATCTACCCATGTTATTGGTTACAGTAAAAGTTTTATAACCATTACAACTAGGACAGTTCATTCTTTTTGATTCTCCTACACTTAACTGTAAGTCATTTATATGTTCATATACATTCATATTATATACTCTTATTATAATTATTTCTTAATGTCAAGGCATTTTCTGCACTTGCATATGTATTTTTCATGTAAGGTTTTACTGACTGTGGGTTTGCGTGTCCTGTAACAGACATGATTTGACCCATAGGCACACCTGCCTCTACCATTTCAGTAGTTCCTGTTCTTCTTAAATCAGATATTCGTAACTCATTAGGTAATCCTGCTAGTTGTATAACTAATCTAGCAACTTTGGATAACCTTTGCATAGTGTATGGACTATATGTGCCTTTCATAACAGTAGGATAGGGTGCAACATAAGGTTGAAAACCATAATCTTCTGCCTGTTTTTTAAGCATTTCTAATAAGTCATCTGATATAGGCAAGTGAACTACACTTCTTCTCTTTGACTGCTCTAAATTTAGCACACCTTTATCAAAATCTATGCTAGAAAACTGTAACAATCTCATATCCCCTACCCTTTGACACCATTCGTATGCCATTTGCACTATCAATCCCAAGTTTCTATACTTGAAATCTCCATAAGCATAGTTAAGAAATTTCCTAACTTGTTCTTTTGTCCATGTGACATTCCTTACATGAGTAGTTTTTCTTTTGAAAGTAGAGAATGGATTGCTTTCTGCATACCCCATTTCCATTCCAAAGGAATACATCTTACGAGCAACTGCACACACAGAGTTTGCCAAGTAGATTCCTCTACTCAACCACACTTCATACCCTCTTCGTGCAGTCGCACCTGTCATTTTAGTAAGACATATTTCTGCCATCTTTTTGCCATTAACTTCTGTGTCTAACAGAACACCTGCACAATATTGATAATCGTGTTTAGTTTTATCTGCTAAACTATTGAAATCGTTAGACAAAAAGTATTTATCATTAAGCGATTTTAAGTTCATCATTATTCATCCATTTTGGTTTCTCTGTATATTTGTATCTTGCAAATCTAGATTTGTCAACAATATAAAATTTTCTATATGCCTCTATAGGAAAGTTCTCATCTGTCTTCAAGTCATCATGCCCACTAAAACATTGTGGGTGTGGGGTCATAAAGTTTTTCCAATCAGGTACAAACTTTCTACCTTCCCATAAAGATGTAAAGTGTTTAACTGCACCATGTATTTTTTTGTATCTTTTAGTGTACTCATTTAACATACAATCATATAAAGAAAAAGCAAAGATATAATTTAATCTGTTATCCATTGCCCATAGTGTGCATGGATGCTTTTGATGTACAGGTTTGTATAAGTCATGCTCCTCTGCATAGTCAGGTGCATGATGCCATAGTGTAGTACATAACATCTGTGCTTCTTCTAATGGCATCTTAACTATGTGTTGGTCGCATAGAGATGATGCAATCTCATGTGGTGTTTGTTCTATAATAAATCTATTCATAATTACTCCTAATAAGTGTGGTTAATTATAGTGAAGAAGATTGCTAGTGCAAAAAACACTAGCATAATCTTATCGTAATCATCAGGTCTCATTATGAAACCACGATGGCTATGTATATACATAGTCCAATGATTATTAACTTACCATAATCTAAATCAAAAGGTGTTCCCTCTCCATATTTATCTTGATGTAAGTTAAACATTTCAATTATTTTATGTATCATTTT